AGCGCCGGTCATGCACCGACGAGCTGGCTGCCCGCATCGCGGAGGTACTCCTGGTGCCCCTCGATGTTCTTTTCGCGCCCAACGTATCCCCAACCTGGGGATCAGCCGTATCGAAGATGGGTGTGGCGTGAAGACGTTCTCGTTGGACGAGGTGGCTGAGTTCCTGTGCGGGGACTCCATGAAGGAACCCACCCGGTGGCTGACCCGCCAGATCACCGCGGGCCGGTTCACCGCCCGCAAGGTCGGCCGGCAGTGGCGGATGACCCAGGCCGATCTGGATGCCGCCCTTGAGGTGATGGCGAATCCCGCTCCCATCCCGGCGGCGGTGGAGCCAGTTACTCACCGCCCGTCGAAGGCGTCGATGCGCCGCAGGTTGGCGGTGGCCCAGTGATCTTCTTCCTGGCTTCCCTTCTGGAACGCTTCCTCAACTTCTTGGCACCCAGCCGCACTGTGTTCCCCGAACACCCGCTGGCCGACGTGGAGGCCGACACCGAGGTGTTTGAACCCGACGAGTTGTGGGCCGCAGCTTTTCGGCGGCGCTGGGAGCAACACGACGCCCAGTTCGACCCCGACTGTCCGGAGTGCCAGGAACTCCTGGAAGACCCAATGCCCCAAAAAGAAAGCCCCCGCGCTGCTGCAACAGCCGGGGGCACGAACACCGAGAAAGGCACAAAACCGATGTCAACGGAACACATTACCAAGCTGCGGGATTTGCTCCAGCAGTCCACCGACGACGAGATCAGCTACCTGCGGGCCGAGAACGAGGCTCTGCGGAACGCCATCGCGAAGATGGAGTCCCGCCCGATCCCCTACAGCCTCACCAACGACGATTCGGCGGCGGGCGAATGAGGACCAGTGTGGTGCGCGGCTTCGCGCTGGGAATGATCACCGGCTCATTCCTGACCGCCGGCCTGATCACCGCGATCCCCGCGAAGGCCGACGACGCCTTGGCGTACTCCTACGCAGCCCGGTACGGCGGGGCGATCTGCCTCACCCTGGACGAACACCCCACCACTACCGGCATTTTGGGGATCGGCGCTGCGATCACCGAGGACGGTTTGACCGCCTACGAAGCGGGTCAGGCCATCTTCTACGCGGTGGACGACATCTGCCCCCGCCACATGGGTTTGTTGCGGGACTTCGCGAACTCGGGTGGGACGTGGACGTGACGTACTTGGACCCGAAGTTCAACGACTTCGCGCTGCTGGTGACACGGGCGTCGATGAGCGACGAGGACGTGCAGAAGCACTCCGACATCACCTACTTCGGCGACTTGTTGGAGGAGTTGTGGAGGTTGGCGCGGCGGATGGAGAAGCCGGCACCCACGGTGTTCTCCGACGAGCTGCGTGAGTTGGCGGGCTACATCAAGAAGGTCAAGCCGTGACCGCGAAGTGCCCGGTGTGCGGGTCCACAAGCATCCGGTGCGGACTCAACCTCGAGATACGCCCACACCGCGACGGCATCGGAAAAACCTGCAAGGCAGCCGGTCTGCCGTTCGCAACAACAAGGGAGGGATTGGCATGAGCCGCATCAGGATTGGCTTCGGTTTGACCATCATCATGGGTGCGATCTGGGCATCCGCGGGGCTGTTCGAGTCGTTGCAGTCGTTCGCGACCGGGGTGATCGTCTCAATGGTCGGCCTGTTGGGTTTCGGGGCGTGCGATTACATCGAGTACCGCCGCGACGAGGACCTGACTCAGGGTAGGGACAGGGTGTGGGAGCGTCGGGCCCGCTCGTTCCACGGTGCCCCAGGCGGTGACGAATGACCGTCACCATGACCGACCTTTTCTGCGGGGCCGGCGGTTCCTCAACCGGAGCTGTTGTCATCCCCGGCGTCGAAGTCAAGATGGCAAGCAACCACTGGGAACTCGCCGTCGAAACCCACAATCTGAATCATCCCCACGCCGATCATCTGTGCGCCGACCTGTCGCAGATCAACCCGCGCTACTTCCCGCGCACCGACATCCTCTGGGCCTCACCGGAATGCACTAACCATTCGGTGGCGAAGGGCCGCAAGAGGGCCGATATCCAGCCGGACTTGTTCGGTGAGGTTCTGCCTGACGCCGCGGCTGAGAGGTCCAGGGCGACGATGTGGGATGTGCCCCGCTTCGCGGAGGTCCACCGCTACGAGTCGGTGATCGTGGAGAACGTTGTGGACGCTTTCCACTGGCAGCCGTTCCAGGCGTGGCTCATGGCAATGGACTCCCTGGGCTACGACCACCAAGCGGTCTTCCTCAACTCGATGCACGCTCAGGTGTTCGGGCCGGGTGCGCCCCAGTCCCGCGACCGCTTGTATGTGGTGTTCTGGCGTAAAGGCAATGCGGTGCCGGATTTGGGGCGGGTCAACCGCCCCGAAGCGGTGTGCCATGAGTGCGGCCCGGTCAGGGCGATGCAGTCGTGGAAGCGGCAGCCTTCCTGGGGCCGTTACCGCGCCCAGTACACGTACCGCTGCCCGAACCATAAGTGCCGCAACGCGGCGGTAGAGCCGCAGTTCCGGCCCGCTGCGGAGATCATCGACTGGGAGCTTCGCGGCCAGCGGATCGGGGACCGGACCAAACCGTTGGCCCCGAAAACACTCGCCAGGATTCAGGCCGGTATCGACAAGTACTGGGGCCCGTTCATCACTGAACACCGACACGAGTACCGCACCCGCGACATCGCGAAGCCGATGCAGACCATCGCCGCTTCGGGAAACCACTTCGGGTTGGCGGTGCCGGTGGAGGGCCGCGACGGCAAGCAGGCACAGCCGGTGTCGATGCCGACCAGGACGATGACGACCCGCAACGAAACCGGGTTGGCGTTCATCGCGGAGCTGCGGGGCGGCGGATCGAAGCACCGTGCTGTCAGCGACCCGTTGGCGACGGTCACCGCATCGGGTAATCACCACGGTTTGGTCACCACCTACTACGGGAACGGTTCGACCTCGAGCACCGATGCGGCGCTATCGACCTGCACCACCGTGGAGCGCCACGCCCTGCTGATGCGTAACAACTCCAGTAAGACCGGCGGCGCGGAGATGTCCACCCCGGTCACTGAGGTGATCCGCACCGTCACCACAGCGGGACACCAGTCACTGATCGACGCCGAGGCACCGACTGTGGATGTCAACGACGTTCTGTTCCGCATGTTGGAGCCCTCAGAGATCAAGCAGGCGATGGACTTCCCGCGGGATTACTTGATCCTGGGTAACCGCCGCGAACAGGTCCGCATGTCCGGCAACGCGGTGACACCGCCGGCTGCCCGCGACCTCGTCGGTGTTGTCGCTGAATCGCTAGGGGTTTCACGGTGAGCCACCTGTGCGACAACCAGCACTGCGGGCATTCCGCGGCAGACCACTTCATGGACAGCGGGAAGTGCGGGGGAGAGGTCACCGACTTCTACGGAACCTGGAACTGCCTGTGCGTCCACTTCGAGAGGGACCCCGATGCCTGAACTGAATTGGATTCGGCATCACTGCGGCGGGCAGACCGCACCTCTTACCGAGGGGCACTACCTGATCCAGGGCGATCACATCATCCGGCACGGGCGGATGGAGCAGCAACGCTACAAGGCGTCGTTGATCCGGCCCCGAACCCCCGCACTGAGTTTCGGCTACTACCCAACCATCGCCCTGGCCGAGAAGGCATGCCAGGCGCACTACGACCGCCGTTCCCGCTGGGACGAAGACATAGAAGCAGGAGCAATCGGATGACTCAACCACTGAACGAACTGGCCGCTGCGCTGGTGGCAGCACAGGGCGAATTCGCCGCTATCCCGAAGACCGCAGACAACCCGTTCTTCAAAAGCAAGTACGCCCCGCTGGAAGCGGTCGTTGAGGTAACCCAACCGATCCTGACCAAACACGGCCTGGCGGTGGCCCAGTTCCCCACAGTGCTCGACGGGGAGCCGGCGTTGAAGACGATTCTGCTGCACTCCTCGGGGCAGTCGATCTCGGACACGATGCTGCTGTGCGCCGCTAAACGCGACCCGCAGGGCCAGGGCGCGGCAATCACCTACGCCCGCCGGTTCGCCTTCATGTCGGTACTGGGTTTGGTGGCTGATGTGGACGATGACGGCAACACCGCCAGCAGGTCAAAGAAGTTGGAGGCCAACCCCACTCCGAAACAGGCGGCGCAAGCCGAACTGCTGGCGGTGTGTAAACGCAAGAAGCTGGTTCCGGCTGATGTGGGCCAGCGGTTCGCTGATGAGTACGGGCAGACCATCGCCCAGGCCAAGGCCGAGACCATCGCCGCTTTCACGAAGGTGATCGCTGATGAGTGACCCGAAAACCGTTGCGGAGCAACTCGACGCCGCGAAGAACGGTGATGAGTTCGGCGGGGTGATCCTCGGGTTCTTCGCCGCCCTGGACAAGGCACGCTGGGCGGAAGAGGACACCGATGACGAGTGATGTCACCCCAACGTCGGCGGTCCTCGAGCTGGCGAAGCTATCCCGGCAGTTGGACGAACTGGGTTACCGACTCAAGGACGCCGAACGCAAAGCGGTCAACACCGAACACGCCTACCGGGTAGCGAAAGCGAAAGCGTTACTCGCCGTGGATGACGGCACCGTTCCTGAGCGGGAGGCCAAAGCTCTACTGGCGGTGGAGGATGTGCGGTTGAAGGCGAAACTCGCTGCGGGGGAGCTGTCCATCCTGCGTAAAGAGTTGTCCATCGCGGAGACCCGCATCGAGGTGGGTCGCAGCGTCGTTGGTGTGCTGCGGGCCGAAGCCCAGGTGATCCGGTGACCGGGTTCCCCCCCGAGGTGCGGGAGCTGGTCTGCGAACGCGCCAAAGGCTGCTGCGAACGCTGCCATATCGCCACCCCAGACATGCAACTACACCACCGCCGGCCCAGGGGCAGCGGCGGCAGCAAGGCGGCAGACACCAACACCGCCTCAAACGCCGTCCTGGTGTGCGCCCGCTGCCACCGCGACATCGAGTCCCAACGCAAGAACTCCCTGCACTACGGCTGGCTTGTCCGGCAAGGCGCTAAACCAGCCGAAATACCGATCTGGATGGAGTGGCAATGGGTCCTACTCACCAACGAAGGCCAGGTGATACCGAAATGAACACCGTCTTCACAGTGCAACTCAATCCCGACGAAATCCACCTCGGTGCATCCCACGGGCTGCTCCGCAGATTCAAGAAGCTCGACGGGCAGCGCGGTGACCGCATCCAGAAGATGCAAAGCGACTGGGTCAACGAAATCGAAGGCGCGTGCGCGGAGCTGGCGTGGGCGAAACTGCGCCGCCAGTACTGGACTGGAGTCGCGGGCCTGAAAGCCAAAGACGGTGCCGACGCCGAGATTCGTTGGACCCGGCACGACAACGGCGGGTTGATCATCTACGCCCACGACTCAGACGACGCGGTTTTCGTCCTAGCGAAGGGTGTGGCCCCCGAATACCGGTTCGTGGGCTGGATACGGGGCCGGGAAGGCAAGCAGATCGCCCGTGAAACGAACTTCGGGTTGCTCGTTCCGGCTGACGAACTGCACCCGATGAGTGAGAAACCGACAAAGGAAGGGGTGGCGTAATGGGCCTGCCTTGGGTGCGTATGGACACCAACTTCGCCACAAATCCGAAGATTTTGTACCTCATTGAGGACAAAAAGCACCGTGCAATCGTCGCGTATGTGTGCGGTTTGGGTTACTCCGGAGCGCATGGAACGGACGGATTCCTGCCCGCCGCATGCCTCCCAGTGATCCACGCGACGAAGGCTGATGCCAAGGCCCTGGCCGAGGTTGGTCTATGGATGGAAACCATTGGCGGCTGGGAGATAAACGGCTGGGACGAGCATCAACAGTCTAACGAGGAGACCCAGCTCCGTAAGAAAAAGGCGCGGGATGCCGCGATGGCGAGGTGGCACGGCGACCACTGAAAACATGCGTCGGGCATATGCACCGGGCATATGCGTCGGGCATGCGCGTCGAGCATGCACCCGGCATATGCAGAAGAGAACAGAACAGAACAGAACAGAAGACTAACGAAGAATCTTTTGTCACTTTCAAGAGAAAAACTCACCTAAGCAACGCGCGCGAAGAACGCCGAAAAATCCATCCAACGAAGGAGAAAAAATGACCGCAGTGACCATCATCGGCAACCTCGTAGACACACCAGAGTTGCGTTTCACCAACGCCGGCAAGGCAGTCGCCAGCTTCACCATCGCGGAATCCACCCGCGTCAAGGGCAGCGACGGCACCTGGAGCGACGGCCCGTCCACGTTCTGGCGCTGCTCCATGTGGGACACCGCCGCCGAGAACATGACCGAAAGCCTC